TCTGTACTGTGTTTAGTGCTGCTTGTAATGGTGCTTGTCCATATAATTGACTGCCTGAAATATCCCAATTAGGATTAAAGTATTTAACGTGGATAATTTCTTCGGGACTGAATGTAACCTCTTGATTGCCTATTATTAACTTATACCCTTTAATAGGCTCAAATTGTCCACCTCCGATAATCTGTACATATTGAGAAGGTAAAGCGTAAACCCTTGCAGTTTGCCCTTTATTTGCTCCCGTTTGGAACTTAATTCGATATAGGTATAAATCCCCAGTAATGCTTAACCAACTTGCAGACTCCTCTACAAATTGTTGTTGGCGTTCCATTTCGTTTGGCTTTCTTAACAACTGATTAGCTGGATGGCTCTTATCTAACTCTACCCTCTTATCCCCTTTCCACTCATAAGCGTAAAACCTTGCATTTGCTGCTTTACCTGAAATTAGCTTAATAGCTGAATATGCAGAAATGTTTTTCTGATAGCCCTCTTTTACATAGCTTTCTTTATTTTGTGTTAGCGTGTAAAACTGCCCATTGAAGAATGAATATACAGCCTTGTATAGATTATTAGTAACATTGTCGCTATTTGTAAAAGCCTGAAATGCTGCTTTTGTTCTGTTGAGTAAACCCATATGATTGATAACAATTTAAGCAAAAATACTAAAATTATTAGCAATAAACAAACTACCTTACTGCAAACTCAAACGACCTTACAAGTAATCGAAATATTGCTTGTACAAGTGCATCCTGCAAGTCATCGTGTTGCCCATTAGGGAAATTTAAAATACCTTGCTTGTCATCGTGGTATAGCTTATTAACTAAACTCTCTTTAATGTAAATCATTCCACTTTCTGCGAATGGTGTTACTTGTGTTGCTCGTGCTATCTTATCCCCTCCAGTTACCTTAACCTCAATAGCAGGGATACCTAATTTAGACAATGATTGTTTAGCACTCTTACCACTTGCTTTAGCTTCGATATGGTGTGGTGCTTTCTTTGACTTCATATAATTGATAAGGTCGGGAAATTCTAACCATTCAAAGCCAATATCTTGAATGTACATATCGTTTCCTAATTTACCACTCGTTACATAAGCACTTGCACTATTAGTTTCTTTTTCGGTGTACGCTAAATCCCAATCAGTTGCAAGGTTTACTAAATTCTGTGGGAAATCTGAATCAGGGATAACCTTAAACCACTTTTTCCATATACCACCATCTAAAGGAGCAGGTCTTTGCATCATTTGCCCTGCATAACCATAACTGCCTAAATCTATCTTCATATCGTGTAATACGTTTCTTGATAGTCGAATAGGGTCTAACAAACCATCTATATAATTATCCTTTAACTCAATCGGTTTAATATCTTCGCTTATTTCAGCAGGTAAACAAATATGTTTAATCTTTTTATCTTTCTTTTTTATCCAATTTCCAGTAGGGTCATCTTCGTGTAACCTTTGCATAATTAGAATAGTCGGGGTTACTTCTTTATCTACCTTACGAGTTGAAAGTGTGGTATCCATAAACTCATTAGCTTTCTTTCTGCTTATCTCACTAAATGAATCATTTGCGTTAATAGGGTCATCTACAATAATTAAATGAGCGTGGAATCCAGTAATAGTTCCAGTTACTGAAGTTGCGTACCTTTCGCCTCCTTTGGTGTTCTTATAATGCCCTTTGTTATTTTGGTCTGCTTTTAGTTCAATATCCCCAAAGTATGATTTATATTTATCGCTTTGGATAATATCCCTTGACCTAATAGCGTGGTCTAAACTTAATGAACTCGAATAAGATGCAGTAAGCACTCTAATAGTAGGGTCAATAGTCCATATCCAAGCAGGTAGCATAACAGTTGCTATCGTACTCTTTGAAGTACCAGGAGGGATGTTTATAGTTAAGTCGTATTCTTTAGGTATTCTACCTACTATACCCAATGAAAGGTTTTGCAATTCTTCGCATAAGTAGGGGATATGCCAATTAAAAATAAGAGTATCGGATATTATCTCACTCCAAAACTCTTGTACAAAAAATGAAAAATCTCTTTTACACTTCTCTGCTTTCGCTTTCGTCTTTAGTAGTTGCATTGATAATTTCCTCTAATGCTGCATCTGATAGCTTTGAATAGTCCACTTCATCGCTTGTATTGATTGTACCCCTTATTTCAGTAGGTATTAACTTCGCAGCGATGGTGTAAAAATCTCTTGGGTAATCTTTAGCAAATTGCACGATATTAACCTTTGGGTCTTCTTGAAGTTTGTTAAACGCTTCTAAAATAGTTTCTCGTACGGTTTTAGTAAGCCTATTAGGAGTTCCCTTACCCCTACCATTTGGATTACCACTTTTACCTTTCTCGAACGGCATATTGTTTATAATTGTTGTTTACAATAGCACAAAGATACTAATTATCTTTTAATTGCGAAATAAGGCTATTTTAAGCGTTCTCTTGCTTGTTTAAGTTTACTTTCATACCATTGTATCAAAATTTGATATGCTTTGTTATATCGCTTTATTTTAAGCCATTTTAATGTTTGCTTTCTATTCATAATATATCGTTATTTCTAATCAGCCCTAATTTCTCCACTTTAAGCACAAAAGCGACAAACTCTATCTTATCTTTTGGGCTAAAGTTTCTTTTTATCCTATTCTCGTATTTCTCAAAGGTAGGATTTTCTCCTACTATCTCAATGCTTTTAGGTTGTCCATTGACTTTTAGTTTACATTCCCAGTAGCTTATCATTTCATTACTTGTGTTAATCGGTACATTTTACCTAACTGGTATTTACCGTTGTTTCTTGCATAGGCAGTTTTAACGCAAGGATATGCCATTTTGCAATTATAGTAAATTTCAAAGTATGCCCATTTTTCATCTATGTTTACGCATTTACCTTTTTCGGTTGTTGTTATTGCTCCAGTTCTGCACGAAGCGAATAGTAGGAGTATTGCACCCATTTTACATAAGTTGCGCCTATTTTTCATAATCTTGTCTTTAATTCGTTTAAAAGTTTGGCTTGTTGGTTGATGAATGGATTTACCATATTTTGTGTATAACCACTATCTTCATACATTTCATTGCTTATTTTCCTCAACACATTTATAGTGTTCTCCGTTGATGCGATGGCACATTGAACTGCCATATTAAAAGTCATCTTAATACACTCATCATTGACAATTTCTTCTACTTCTGTCCAATAACTCTCTACCAGTTCATCGGCTGCTTTCTTTGTTTCTTCTGCGTTCATCTCTATTTCTCCTCTCTGTTAAAAGTGCTTCTATAATAATGTTCAGAATCTGAATAATTATCTTGGTAATTACCGCATTCATCAAAAGCATCCATTATCTGTTGCTTCTCCATTTCTTTGGCTTGTCTTACAACCTCTGCTGCCATTGTTAATCTTTCCCTACTTATTAATTTTGCTATATCTAATTCTGTTAATAAAAAGTCTAATGCTGTTTGTTTTTCCATTTTGTTTGTTGTTTAAAGGTTATATAATTTATTAACGATTACCCTATTATCGAGAGGATTTAGTTATACCCTTACGGGATTTATTTTAATTGATTATTATATTTTATACCCTATCGGTATTATTTAATCTCGTTGTTTTAGTATCTTCTAACCCTAACCCTAAAACCAAACCTATTGTTTGCCATATACTGCACTCCAAATATATCCACCCAATATCTAATCATATCTCCACTAACTATATCTTGAAATGGTGCATTACCATCTTCTACCATTGTAATTCTACTAATTAAGTTTCTCATTTCTGTTTCTCCTCTCTGTTTAGGAATGCTTGGTAATTAGTATGTGCTTCAATTTGCGATGCAGTTATATCGGGGTCGCAAGGGCTTTCTGCTAAACACTTTTCAGCAAGTAAACATCTTTGTTCCCAATAGTTTTCCTCTGACTGCCCTGCGTAGTCGTGCATCCATTTAGCACCATCTTCAATACCTTCTTTATATTCAGTAGTACAACTACCGTAATAAGGTCGTGAATCAATGTATTCTTGAAGTTTTTGTTTTACCTCCTCTGCACTAACTCTCGGCTTTTCGCTTGGCTTTAAAAGATTAAATATATATGATGATTCTTGTATCGTAAGCGTTATATTGTCCCCAAATTGAAATAAAGACTCATCTATTTTATGAGCCAATAAATCTAATATTTTTTCGTTTTTCATTTGTTAAAATTCTAGTTGTTTCTCTAAAAATAAATTCATTTAGCCCTAATTGTGGTACTATTGTTTTTATAAATAACCACTTCTTTGAAAATTTACGATTAACTTTCATTGTCTATCATTTGTTCTAACATTGTTATTGATTGTTCTAATTGTTTTATACAATCATTAATATCATCAACAATGGTTGTATTTGATTGATATTTTTTACGAATATTAAAAGATTCTATTCCACTTTTTAATACTTCAATTCTATTTTTAATATTTTGTTCAACTTCGCTTGGCTTTTCGAGTAAGGCGATGGCTTCTTGAAATAAATCTTCTGAGATAAGTCTACACGCTACTAATGGCGGTTGTCTTAATACTCCTAGCCTTAATCTATCATCGCCCTCTTTAATTTGTGGGATGGCTTTTAGTTTCTCTATTAGTTCTGTTTTCATCTTATTTATTTAGTTTGTTTTTAATTTCGGTTAGTTCTGCTTGTAACTCTGCTTACCTCTTTTCGAGTGCTATGGTTTCGGGGCTTTTGCGGGGAATGAGGTCGTTTTCAGAGTTGCATTTATCGGGATAGTAACATCCATCAATAAACCAATTTCTTGTACCCCAACTACCATCTTTTTTTACCCTACCAAACAACCTACCATCAAACTCCTCATAGATATGAAAAGGATAACCTCCACTTGTCAAAGGCTCGAATCTATCGTTTAAGGTAGGCTCTACTATTTCGCAGTCGGTCTTTATAATAATACGACATCTATTAATAGCTTGATAGTGGAAATTATCTATTTCTATTACCTCTAATACCTGCCCTACCTTATCAGCATACCAATACGATGGCTCTGCTTTTGTTACTCTTACTTTTATTGTTTCCATTTTTTGTTTTGTTTAAATGCGATAGCCTACTCCCGAAGTTTCGGCTACTCGCAAAAGTTAGTTTATTGGTTATATTCTTATATAGTGAATATATAACCTTTAGGGAATTTCTTTTGACATTCAGGTCCTACACCCATTACCCAAGCATCAGCATATTCTATTTTATCATTTGCAGGATATGCATTAGCACCCCAAATCGAATTAAAAAAAAATTTAGGGCTTTGAATTGCTCTCCCACAGCAAGGGCAATGATTTAAATTTCTTGAATAAGCATTATCTCTATTTTTTTCAAACATATCATAGTTAGATATTTGAGGGATTTCAATAATGTCTTTTGGTTTTAAAGTTTTCATTTTGCGAGTTTTTTAATTAGGTTCTTACTGCTTTCCCCGTTTGCATATTCAAATATACAACCTATTTCTATTCTGGCAAGAACTATTTGCAATTTAGAATCTGTCTAAATAATAGGACTAAATAAAAAATAATCACATTGTTGTATTTCTACAAACTCATAATTAGGATATTCTGAACCCCAACATCTATTTTCTACCTTTATCCTTGCATTATTACTTGTAGTGGCTAATACTGGTATTAAGATTTCACTATTAGGTAAATAATGCCATTCTTTTTCTTTATTTGTAGTTATTATTTTAACAACATACATTTTTTCTTTTCTTTTCATAACTATGTATTTTGTCGGGTAATTTCCTGCTCCTTGCGTAAATATGCTATCTTTTGGGTTAATACATCTATAAAACCACTCGTAGCAAAGGAATAGTTTTTTAACTCGGTGTACCTTTCATCGAATCGGTTTTCAGTTTCTCGGAACTCCCTTATATCCAGTTCGGCTCTCATTTGCCTATCACCCATACTACCATCTCCGTTTATTACCCTATTAGCGTATTCTTGTTTGCGTAATGCGTAGGCATCGTTATATCCCTTGTGGGCTGCCGTTTGTACTTCGACAAGGTAAGCTAAATACCCTGCAAGTTTTAGGTTTAAATCAATTAACTGGGCTATTGACTGCGTTTTATTAGCTTCTGCGATGGCTAACTTTATTTTTTGGATTACGTCTTTCATTACTTTGTATTTAAAGTGTAAAATTCAATTTGTTTTATTAACCATTCTTTTGATGGGCTAAATGGAGTGTTTTTCTTTTGTTCTAGTTTATCAAATTCTTGTTGCCCTATTTCGTTTAGTAGTTTTCTTGTATATACAATGTAATTACCGTGCTTAAAAACATTGCATCCTGCACATTGGCATCTGCAATTATCCTCATCCCACCTAACTGATAAATGCGACCTACTCCAAAAGTGTCCATTCTGCATTGACTTTATAGGCTTCACAGAGCCACAAGTATAACACTCTACGTTACCACTATCATCTGCATATTTTTGTCGAATGTAGAGGCTAAAAATAGCGTCTAACTTCTTTTTTAACTGGGTTACGCTTTCAGTTTTCTTTTTCTCTACTTTTTTACGCTCAATCATATACTTTTGGGGATTAGTAGCAATATCACAAGACTTACATAAACCTCTTGCCCATATCCGTTTCTCTTTTTCGCACCTCTTACAAACTTTCATAC